ACCAGACCGTATGGAAAATGGGTATAAATACATGGCTACATGTAAACATTCTTATAATAATTTATTAAAATTTTTTAAAGATGGTGGTGTTGATGTGTTTAGTGATAAACATATAAACCCAAATGACGATAAATCACCTATGTATAGAAGTTTATTTGTTATGTTTAGCCCTACTGAACAATACCTTATCCAAAGTGGTAAAAGATTGTTTAATGGAATGGATGATTACGATGATGTTCATAGATTTCAATTTGACTTAGAGACTGAGGGGTTATTTGCTAGTAAAAACGCAATATTTCAGATTGGTGTTCGTGATAATAAAGGATTGGAGGGTGTTTTAGAGACTATAGGTGATACATCTATAGATAAACGTAATAGTGAGAGGGAAAATATAGAAAAGTTCTTTAAAATCATCGATGCGGTGCAACCAGATATTATAACTGGTTATAATTCTGAGAACTTTGACTGGCCTTTCTTATTTGAACGTGCTGAAAGACTTTCAATACCAATTACTGAATTAGCAATTACACTTAATAGAATATCTAAAATTAAAAGAAAAGACGCATCACTTAAATTAGGTGGTGAAACTGAACAATATAAACAAACACATATGTTTGGTTATAATATTATGGATATTTCACATGCTGTTCGTAGAGCAATGGCAATCAACTCTGAAATTAAATCTTGGGGTTTGAAATATATAACTCAATATTCAGAGATTGCAAAACCAAATCGTGTGTATGTTCCTGGCGATAAAATAAACACAACATGGTCTGATAAAAAAAATCAATACGCATTTAATAATACTGATGGTGATTGGTATATTATTACCGATAAAAAACCATTAAAAGATGGTTATAAAATAGTTAAAGGTGATTATATTGTTCAGAGATATCTTTGTGATGACTTATGGGAAACTGAACAAATTGATAATATATTTAACCAAGCATCTTTCCTTATTGCTAAAATGTTACCTACTACCTTTATGCGTAGTTCTACAATGGGTACTGCTGGTCAATGGAAACTTATTATGGCTGCATGGTCTTATGAAAATGGTTTAGCAATACCAGCTGGATTACCTAAAAGAGATTTTACTGGTGGTTTATCACGTTTATTAGAGGTTGGTTATGCAAGAGGTGTTGTTAAGTTAGACTTTGCCGCACTTTACCCAAAGATTCAGTTAACTCACTTGATTTTCCCAGACTTGGATATTTCTGGTGTAATGGAAGGAATGTTGACATACGTTGTTGATACACGTGATAAGTTTAAATTCTTGACTGGAACTGAAAAGAAAAAAGCTAAAAAATTAGAAGCTAAATTAAAAGATGGTGAAGTTTTAACAACAGAAGAAATTGATTCAACCAAAAAAGAAATTATTGAACACAAAGCTTTAGCTAACTTGTACGATAAGAAACAATTACCTCTTAAAATTCTAGCTAACTCATGGTTTGGTTCATATGGTGCACCATATATTTTTAACTGGGGTGATACTGACTCTGCGGAGGAAACAACATGTCGTGGTCGTCAATATTTGCGACTTATGATTAAGCACTTTACGGAAAAATATGGGTTTAGAGCATTAGTTATGGATACTGACGGGGCAAACTTCGCATCACCAGATAATATAGATGAAATAAAATATTTAGCTAAAGGTTCACATTGGAAAACTAGTGAAGATGGTGGGAGAGAATTAACTGGTTTAGATGCGGTATTGGCTGAATTCAACGAAACATTTATGGAGGGTCGTATGGGTTTAGATATCGATGATATTTGTAACTCAACAATTAACTTTGCTCGTAAAAACTATGCAAATGATATTGGTGGTAAAATCAAGTTGGTTGGTAACTCTGTTAAATCTAAAAAAATGTCAGTTTATATTGAGGAATTTTTAGGTAAAGGTATTAGGATGTTATTAGATGGTGATGGTTATTCGTTTGTTAATCATTATTATGATTATGTTGATAAGATTTATAATTATCAAATTCCGCTTGTTAAGATGGCTTCAAAAGCTAAAATTAAGACAACTATAACCGAGTATAAAAAGAAGGCTCTAATGAAGAATAAAGCTGGTAATCCAATGCCTAAACAAGCTCATATGGAGTTAGCAATGAGAGAAGGTTTAGATGTTACCTTGGGTGATACTTTATTTTATATCAATACTGGAACTTCTAAATCTCATGGTGATTTGAAAACAATTTACCATAACAAAATGACTAACAAACAACTTGAAAAATGGTATATTAACAATGGATTAGATAGGGTACCACCTAATGTAACTAGAGAAGTTCAATTGAATTGTAAATTGATTAATCCAGAAACTATTGAGAAAGACTTTGAAAATATAAAAGAATTAGAAGTACTTAAAAAAGCACTTATAGTTATGGAAGAAAATGGTGAAAAAGATACTGAAGGTTATATATCAATTACTGAACGTATTATTGATATAAATAATAGTTTATATACTGACGAATATAATGTTGCTCGTTATTTAGAAGCGTTTAACAAAAAGGTAAGACCACTTCTTGTTTGCTTTAATGAAGATGTTAGGTCTAAAGTAGTTTTAGATATTGTAAAGGTAAAGGATAAAATTACAAAGAAAACAACTGAAAAATTAAAAGAAAGAACTATATTCACAAAAGGTGAATGTGAATTAATATCTGGAATACCTTTTAAAGAAACAGACCAAGATTCATATGAAGACCTTATGAGAATGGAAGATAAAGAGATTAAATTTTGGGATAAGGTTAATAAGATTCCAAACAATATGGAATTAGTAGAGTGGGAAGAAATTAGAGCTGATTATCACGAGCGTATTCATATAGCTAAATTAGAAGGTATTAAACATGAAAAAGATACCCTTGATGATATTTTTAAACACTTAGAAATTAAAGAGTTAAATCTAATTAAAACAACTGGTGATTTACAAAAAGATATTTTCATTATTTGTGATGTTAGTGAAAATGGTGATGGTACCCTTATTTCTAGAAAGTGGGGTGAACCTTTATGTCATATTTTAGATATTTTTAAATATGAAAAAAATGCAATAGATAGAGATAAATATTATCAAATGATTGGTAATAATAACTCTGATGATAGATATGAACAATGGTTAGATTACGTTGTTGAATGTAATATAATGACTGGTCAAACGTATGATATGTTTGTGAGCGTTGATGAAGGAGGGTTGTCTGAATATGAAACAGAAGTTGTTTATCAACCAATCGATGGTGTTATTGAAAAAGTTGTAAAAAAAGCTGAAAAAATAGTTATAGAAGAAAAAGTTGTTGTTAAAAAGAAACGAGTTTATTCTGAGGGTGATGAAGATGAGGATGAATTAGAAGAAGATGAAAATGGTAATGTTGTTAGGAATGACGAAGAATTACGATTGGATGATGAATATGATGACACTTTCGGTGAAATACCAGATGATTATGAACCTATGTCGCCAGAAGAAACTTCTGGTTATTGGAAGGCTGAAGTACAACCAATAGTAGAAACAAAAAAAGAAGAACCAGAAGATGAATGGGGATTTTAATAAATAAAAAAAGAGGCAATTAAGCCTCTTTTTTTATTTAATATACCCAGAACCCCATTGGTCTAAAGCGTAATGCGGTGTTTAGATTAGTTGCCTCATCTGCACCACGTTGAAGTTGATTTGTACTTGATAATCTTTCTAACCTAGCGTCTAGTCTTTCTAATACAGCTCTTTTTTCTTCGTTACCTTCAGAAAGTAATGTATCGTAATCCATAGTTCTTTCTGCTTCAGCCACACCAACAATTCCACCAAATTTACCTCTAACCCTACCTAGTGTTCGCTTACCTTCAGCAATAAATAATTGACGAATAAGTGTTTTTGTAGGTTCATTAAAATCAGCATAATCTAATTTAGATAAAGGAACTTGATTAGGCATTTTGATAATATCTGGGTTGTCTTTTTTACACGCATCAGCATCACCATTTGTTGTATCATAATAAAAATACCATACTTGACAACCAGTCATATTAATTGAACTACCAACTCCACCAATACCTTGTCCAAATGATAGTTTAGAACCAGGTGTACTCAATAAATGTAATAGTTTTGTTCCATTAGGACCAGCAGTTATTTTATAAACAAGTTCACTTCTAACAATACGATTCTTTAAATTCATATCAGCAGCAGTTAATAAAATATCAAAAGCTGGTGCTATATAATAACCAGAACGAGCAGCACCACCTTGACCACCAGTACCAACACCGCCACCAATTTGTGAGAAACCACCACCAAAACCATAATCAATACCACCATAGTTAGCTAATAAAGCTTGACTAGTAGCTGGTGGTGTAATCCAAAGTACTTCATTAACTTCACGTCCAGCTGGGATTTGATAAACTTGTCTACCAGCTTCTAATTCAACATAGTCTTTTTTAAGTTCCCATGGACCATTGGTTTGTAAACCAACTTGTTTTGAATATGCATAGGTATATTGAGTCATGAAATCAAAACTTCTTACACTCAAGGCGAAAGCCATATCAGTAGTGTCAATACTTTGACCTAACAAAGATTGCCATTGATGTTCAATTAACCATTCTTGAACATATTGTGCGTAATCTTCTATACATATTTCTAGTAGTGTACATAATTGGTCTTCTGTTAATTCAATTTGGCGTATAGGTGCACCTAATGAATGTCTTAATTGACGGAACAACTTTTCTTTTTCGTCTAAACTAATTCCCATATTTTTCTTTTCTTATAAATATAAGAAAAAATAGAATTAACCCAAAAATTTCTTTGTTATTTATGAATAAGTACTAAATATATCTTTTAACAATATTGTAGATATTTATTAACATGGAAAAAGAAATTAAATTTATAAGCAAAGCAAGAATTATACACAACGATAAATATGATTATTCTAAAATCGCTTATAATGGAATTAAAAATAAAGTTAAAATAATGTGCCCAATTCATGGTGAATTTGAGCAAACACCGCATCATCATGTTACTAGAAAACAAGGTTGTCCTAAGTGCAGATATCTTACCGTTTCTATTAAAACTAGAAAAAGTAATGAACAATTTATTGAAAAAGCTGAATTTATTCATGAAAAAAAATACGATTATTCATTAGTTGAATACGTTAACGCTAAAACTAAAATTAAAATAATATGTCCAGAACATGGTGTTTTTGAACAAATACCAGATAACCATTTACAAGGTCAAGAATGTGGTAAGTGTCATGGTTTACATAAAACAAATAATGATTTAATAAATAAAGCTGAATTTATTCATGAAAAAAAATACGATTATTCATTAGTTGAATACGTTAACGCTAAAACTAAAATTAAAATAATATGTCCAGAACATGGTGTTTTTGAACAACTATCTTATGCTCATTTATATGGGCAAGGTTGTCCAAAATGTATTGGTTTAAATAAAACAACAGATACTTTTGTTAAAGACGCTAAAATGGAACATGGTGATAAATACGATTATTCGAAAACAGTTTATAAAGATTCAAAAAGTAAAATAGAAATCGTTTGTGAGAAACATGGTGTTTTTACACAAACACCTAATATGCATCTAAGAGGTAATGGTTGCCCTATTTGTAAAGAATCAAAAGGGGAGAAGAAAATTAGAGAATATTTAATTAAAAATGGTGTTAAATTCAAGCAACAACACACATTTCCAAATTGTAAGAATATACAAGTTTTACAATTTGATTTTTATTTGCCAGACTATAACACATGTATTGAATTTGATGGTATACAGCATTATAAACCAGTAAATAGATTTGGTGGTGAAAAATCGTTTTTATTAACTAAACAAAATGACTCAATTAAAAACAAATTTTGTTTAGTTAATAAAATAAATCTTAAACGAATACCTTATTTTGAAGATGTGTTTGAGTCGCTTAATAATTTGATAGTTAAGTAGTAAGCTTCTTGAATCGATTTAAATGAAACATTTGGGACTAGTAATTGTTTACCCACTTTTACAATTGGAACTTCTTCCGCTTTTGATATTTCCATAATCTTGTTGAACTCTTCTTCGTTCTCTGGAAGGTTAACGTCAACGTCTTTGAACTCGATACCTTCGGCTGTTAATATGTCCTTTAATTCAGTACAGTAAGGACAGTCTTTAAATCCATAAATTGTTACCATATTTTATTCTATTAATTGTTCTGATAGTAAATCAGTTATTTCATCATCTGTTAATTTTTTCTCACCCATAATGGTTGAGATAATATCTTTTTTATTTCTAAGCATTTCCCACATTCTTGTTGATATTGTATCTTCAAATAATTGATAATATACGTTTACATCGTTCTTTTGCCCAATTCTGAACGACCTATCTTCTGATTGTTCGTTATTACAATGATAAATATTTTTAAAAAGAAAGTAAATATATTAATTTTTAAAAATATTAATATATTT